CAGATGTGTATAAGAGACAGATGCAAGTGCGCATTAGGTATTTACATAGGATGATTTACGGATTATCGTAGCTATATAAACACAAACTGAGGGAACACGGACATGACCAGCCACGTTGATTATGATAACATTGAAACCTTTAATAAGGTTTTGGATGCGGTAAAGGATATCGGGTACTCTGACACAAGTTATGGCAATGACACTTGCCCATCAATTTCCCGCGATTTTGATAACGGCAATTGGCAACAAGTCTGGATTGACTACGCCAATCCAGAAATGCGCGAAGATGCTGAGTGGCCTATGTTTAATGTCGTTATGTTTGATGAAAATCACAATGAATTGGCAACGGACAGTTTTGACAATGTGGAAGAATTAATTTTGCGCTTGAAAGGATAACAACAATGAAACGTAAATTGGAAATCGCTGGCGAAATCTTATTCCTCTTGGCATTGTTTGCCATGCCACTATTCATCAATAGCGCCATGCTATGAGCAAGCTAATTAATTGCCCTGAGTGCGATGGCGATGGCCAAGTTGAGCGCGAAGTCTGGGTGCGCCAGAGTGCGACTTGGCATGGCGACTTTGGGTCGGAAGTGCAGGATTGCGACAACTGCAATGGAAAAGGTCAGATTGAGCCGCTGGAGGAAGACGAATGAGACAGGAAGCTGAAACCTTGGCCGATCAGGTCATCAGGTGCGCAGAGATGGATATGTCACAAAGCGAAATTGCCGAATTGCTGCGCGTAACTCCGACCACGGTTGGTCGGATCACAAGCAAACTTAATATAACCCTGAAGCGAAAGAGGCGACAATATGGACCTAATAATGCAATATATAAAACGGCTCGAAAGAGTGAACTCAATTCTGCTGTCGGAGCCGAAGACAGAGATGAGGCCAGCGTTGCAGCAGAGGCTGCAAGAGCAAGGCGCTCTGCTAGAGAAGCTAAAATCCGCGATCAGCGATCTGCCGAAGCTCGACTGAAGGCTATGCTGGAGGGCGTCACAGACAGGCATGAGCGGTTTGAGATCACTTACGGTCATGTCCTGCTTGAGTTCGAGAAGTTGCAGCATAAGCTCGGCAAGCGCGATCCACTGCCATCGCGTGAGGCCCGCAAGTCAACCATGCACCCGAGTGCGATTGAGCTGGCCGAGAAGCGCCGTCAGCACGGCATAGAACAGGGTGAGCGTCTTTTCCGCATGTTGCGCTATGACCAACGCATATCGGCCTCTGAGGGCTCTGGTATGCTCGGTGAGAGCATTGCTCGCACCTCAAGCTATCTGAACAACATGGCCGACGCTGGAAAGCTGTACCGTGTGCGCGATTTCGTCAAGGTGCCGGGATATACAAAGCCGCAGTGGAGGTGGATTTTCAGCAAGCAGCCGATCAAACCGTTGTCGAACAAGTTTGAGGAGGATGTGTGATGGGTGCTTTGAGGCATGTTGATTTGTGTAGCGGCATTGGCGGCTTTGCCCTTGGTTTTGAGTGGGCCGAACTCAGCAGCCCTGTATTGTTCTGCGACATTGAACCGTGGAGCCGAAAGATACTTGCAAAGCACTGGCCTGATGTGCCGATTGCAGAAGATGTTAAGGAGTTAGCAAGTGACCCAGATAGAAATGTTCCCGACTGCGACATCCTTACAGCAGGATACCCCTGTCAGCCGTTTAGCCTCGCAGGTAAGCGCGGCGGATCGGAGGATGATCGCCACATCTGGCCGCACATCTTGCAAATTGTTGCATCCAAAAGACCCGCTTGGTGCGTTTTCGAGAATGTTTATGGCCACCTCACATTGGGCCTCGACCAAGTGCTGTCTGACTTGGAAGTCGAAGGTTACGCCACGAGGCCGTTTATTGTTCCAGCTTGCGGTGTCGATGCGCCCCATAAGCGAGATAGAATCTGGATCATCGCCAAAAATATGGCCGACACCGAGATCATGCACGGCGATGTCTGCGCCCAACATTCAGAACAGAGTGAACGACAAGCACCCAAACCTAGAGAGCATAGTGGCAAGAAGTTTATGGCCGACACCGACGACTCAGGACGCGAAGAACAACGGTGGCCCCAGCCAGCACAACCGAAACACCAAGCCCCTCAACGCGGAAGTGGGTGGCTCCCTGAACCCGCAGTGGGTCGAGTGGCTAATGGGATACCCAGAAGGGTGGACAGACTTAAAGGATTAGGCAATGCAATTGTTCCGCAGATTGCCATGCGGATCGGTCAGACAATAAGGAGTGAAACATGCCTGACAAAGAGATAGAACGCAAAATCCACATCGCTGGCTTAATTGGAGCCATCTTTGGCTTCGTCGCGGGCGCTGGCCTGATGGCCGCTGTGGGGATTATATTCTAGTGGGGAAGCGAAGCTCATTTGACCGTATCCCGCGCGATTACTATCCAACCCCTGTTGAGGCAGTTGCGCCGCTGATTGCGCATCTGCCGTACTTTTTCACTTATGCAGAGCCTTGCGCTGGCGACGGTAGACTTATTGAGCACATAACGAAACTGACTGACGGCGGAGGCAAATGCGATTATGCCGCCGATATTGAGCCAAGATCTGATAACGTCCGCAAAGCCAATGCGCTCGACATTAAGACAAGCGTTGGCAAGTCGGTTGACCTCTGCATCACCAACCCACCCTGGGATAGGAAGATTTTGCACCCATTGATTGAGTCATGGATGTGCATATGCCCGACTTGGTTTTTGTTTGATGCTGATTGGATGCACACAAAACAATCCTCAACCCTTATCACATATTGCTCAAAGATTGTGAGCGTTGGCAGGGTGAAGTGGATAGAAGGAAGCAAAAACACCGGCAAGGATAACTGCGCTTGGTATCTGTTCGACATAAATAAAGAGCCAGATTTGCCATCTGTATTTTACGGCAGAACAGTTTGATCGTGTGGGTGGCCATTGAATGATTGGCGCATTCGGTTTTGCGTTAACCAATAAACAAGGTTACGTTTGAGCCACCCACTCAAACTTTGTAATTAAACCGACGCCGACCCGCAAGATACTATTTGAAGCTGTCCAAAGTTTTTTGCATCGACTGGCTTTCGTTTAGAAATTTTGCCTCGGACACATACGTTGTCTTTTTGAGAACTTCGTCGCCGCGTCGAAAAACTACAGCATCCAGACCCACCGCGACAAAGGCGTAAACGTCTGATCGATGGCCGCTCTTTTTAGCTGTGTGGAACTTGTACCTTTTCCCTACTCCATGCGTCTTGCTGGCGCTCTTTACCTGCAAGGTCAGCACGCCTGAAACGGTCTGGATATACGCATCGTGGTCCCTGATCTGGCATAGGGTGCAGAGATAACCAGCTAGAGAAAGCCGAGCGAGTGCTATATGCTCGCCCGCCCTTCCAACTGCCGCGCTGGCCTTCTGATCTTGGACCCGCAACTTAGCTAACTTGGCTAGGTCAACAGCCAAGTGTGGATTTTCTTGCTCTGGTTGCTTCGATGCTCTAGCCCGTGATAGCCGCCATTCACGCGGCGCGTAATGCGCTTGATAGCGTCATCTGTCACGCCCTCATCGGCAATCTTGAACAAGCCATTCTTCTCAAAAAACCACAACGCAGTCTCGAAAGCATATTTGTCTGCCACCAAGTCTGGATCAGTCATAACCTTCGGCACGCCCATGTCCGACGCGAATGAGCGGTAATTGTCACGCCCGGTCAATTGAAGAAATCCTCGACCAATGTACAGGCTGGCCTGTGCCTCATTCTCGTTGCCCATGCGGCCAGCGTAAACCTTGCCAGCAAGCCCAGATGGGTTTCTAGCGTAAGGTTCAGCATCCTCAACCGTTGGGAAGCGTGACGGCCACACAGCCTGTATGCGCTCTGGTGAGCTATAGTACAGGCTCTCACGGGTTCGCTTGAAGCCACCGCTTTCGTGTGACGCCTGCCCCATCAAGTGTGCGCCGCGTGCCGGAGATAGGTTGAAATACTTTGCGATTGCCCGTGCTGTATTAGGCCCAAACTCACCGTCGGGCGTTGACCCGATTTTGGTTTGGAGGCTGGCCATTGCTTTGCTCATTTCGTCAGTCCCTGTTTTTTTTCGTAACTGCGGAGTCCGCCCAGGCCGAGCATACCCATCATCACGGTCATTAAGCTGCCCATATCAAACGTAGGCAGCTCCGGTATAGCGACACCAGCTACTGTGACGCCGAAAACTATAAATGGTTGCAGCACAAAATGATATGCAAACGCAGTGCCGCAAACCCAACCAATGAACGGACGCCAGCCGCCCTTGAATACAGACCCGCTGGCCGCTTCAGCCTTGTTGACCTCAATCTGCGCCAACATGGCTTGCTGCGCGTGCCTGTCAGCCATCGTACTCAACTCATGCGCCAGCCGTGCAGCCTGGTCTTTGTCCTGGATGAATTTGCCTGCCAGCTCAGTGGCTGGCGCAATCAGCGCACTCAGAATGCTCATTTGTCATACCTTTCCTCATGAACGATCTTGGTGGGCGTTACAGTGGTCTTTGACTCCTTACCCATCCAGATGCCAAAGCAGCCTGTGAGAGCGCCCATAC